TGATGACCGCTACCTTGGCTCCAAGACCAGCGCACCTACGCTGGACAATGACGGCAATGCACTGCTGGCTGGTGCACTGTACTTCAACAGCGTATCTGGCGTGATGAATGTCTACACTGGTAGCGCCTGGGTTGCAGCCTATGTGTCTGGTACTGGATTCCTGTCTGTCACTAATAACCTGTCAGAATTAACTGCAACAGCCAGCACCGCCAGAACAAATATTGGGCTTGGCACAGCAGCAACAATGACTGGACCGTCAGGCACTATCGTCGGCACAACTGACACACAAACCCTGACCAACAAAACGCTAACTGCGCCGACAATTACAAGCCCAGTTATAACGGGCACTACAACTTTTGGCGGCGCTGTTGCGTCACCCTACACAGGCTTTAAAAACCGCATCATCAATGGTGCGATGATTATTGATGCGAGGAATGCCGGGGCAAGTGTTACTGCTACAAGCACAGGTTCTTTTGCTTATACATTGGATAGATTTAGTTATAGAGCTACAGCAGCTTCAAAATTTACGGTACAGCAAAATGCGGGTTCTGTAACGCCGCCAACAGGGTTTATAAATTATCTTGGCGTAACATCTTCATCGGCTTATTCTGTAAGTGCATCAGATTTTTTTGCAATTTGCCAAATAATTGAAGGATTAAATATTGCTGATTTTGGTTGGGGTACGGCAAATGCTGTTCCCATAACATTATCATTCAAAGTGTATTCAAGTTTAACCGGCACATTTGGTGGTTCAATATCTAATAATGGTTTTGCAAGAAGTTATCCATTTAGCTACACTATTTCATCTGCAAATACTTGGACTTCAATTTCAGTAACAATCCCGGGTGACACATCGGGAACTTGGTTAACAACAATTGGCGTTGGAATGTTTGTTAATTTTGGGATTGGTGTTGGCTCAACAAATAGCGGAACTGTTAACGCATGGGCAAGCGCACAATATTTTGCCCCCACAGGCGCAGTCAGCGTAGTAGGGACAAACGCAGCCACATGGTATGTCACAGGCGTACAGCTAGAAGTTGGCAGCGCTGCAACAAGCTTTGAGTATCGTTCTTATGGTACTGAGTTGGCTTTGTGTCAACGGTATTATGAGCAAGCAAATATTGCGGTATACAACACAGTTACTAGATGTATGTATTCGTATCATTTGCCAAAAAGATCAAACCCAACAGTTACTTTGACTACTGGAACTATTGTAAATTCTTATGAGGATTTTGCTTCATATTCAAATGGTACAGATGCGGCTACCACAATAAAAATAACTGCGGAGTTATAAATGTATAAAATTTACCAAGGCGCAATGCAACAGCAATTTGTTATTCGTTTGGCTGATAACGCTTTTATTCCATTTGATGAAGCCAACACAGACTATCAAGCCTACTTAGCTTGGCTCGCAGATGGCAACACTCCAATACCGGCAGATGAGTGATGGAAAATAATCTAGAAGCAAAGTTTATGACGCATGAAGCTGTTTGTGCTGAGCGTTGGAAGGAAACCATCCTCCGCATCAAGCGCATCGAATCGATTGGCATCGGATGCGCTGGCGCTATCATCCTTCTGCTACTTCACCTGGTCACAAAGACATCATAGGGGTTTTATGAATGATCGATCCCGTAACTATTGGAGCCGCATTTGCATTAGCTAAGACATCAGTTGGCTTTGTAAAAGAGGCCATCAATCTAGGCCATGAAATAAAGGACTGCTATGACGATCTGTCAAAGTTCTTTAAGGCGCAGGGGCAGATTGAAAAGGCAGCAAAAGAAGTAGAAGTACTCAAGTCTCAGCCGAAACCGGAAGACCCCAAAGAGGCTGCAAAGCAAGAAAGCGTTCTGTCACAAGCGTTCACCATTGTGATGCAGCGCAAGCAGATGAAAGAGTTTGAGAGGGAACTGAGGGACATGTTCGCCATGAAGGGCGAGATGGACCTGTACAACGAATTGTGTGCAGAACGCAATCGCATCAGCGGAGAACAAGACGCAGCCAATAGCGAGAAGATACGCAAAGCGAGGTTGGCAAAAGATCGTGCTGCTCGCAAGAAACAAGAGATGGAAGAACTGATGACCATCATTGGAATTTTTGTTGTGCTTGGTATTGGCATGACCATTGTATTTGTAGCTATCTACTACAGAGGGTGAGCATGGACCTATTGCTTGATCTACTTAAGGGCGCAGCACCAGCGCTGGCTACCGTTGTGGCCGGACCTATGGGAGGCATGGCTGTCAAAGCGATGGCCGAGAAGCTTGGCGTGTCTGACACCGTGGAGGCCGTCACCCAGGCCATTCAATCCGATCCGCAGGCAGCACAGAAGCTGGCCGAAATTGATCTGGAGGCATTCAAGCTTGAGGTCCAGGACCGCGACAGCGCTCGCAAGGCGCATGTCGAACTGGCTACCAATGCCAATGTACCGCTGCTGGATAAACTGACCATGCCTATCCTTGCCCTTGGTACTGTCGGCCTGTCGTTCGTTCTCATCTCGGTGTTGATCTTTCGTGACATTCCTGACAGCCAAGAGAACATCATCATCTTCGCCCTGGGCTTCATCACCTCGGCGGCTACGCAGGTCCTGAGTTTCTACTTCGGCTCCAGCCAAGGCAGCAAGGACAAGGACAAGCTGCCAGTGAGTCTGAAATGAAAGACAAGTTGACCTTCTATGTGACTCTGATGGTCAGCTTCACCTTGTGCGTGATTCTGCTATCGATGGTGGCAGCAATGATGTTTGGCCTGTTCGTATCAAATGAGGTCATCGACAATGATGACATCTTCCCGTTGATAGGACCGGCATTCCAGACCATTGTCGGCGGCTTCATTGGCCTGCTGGCTGGTATCAAGATGAACTGAGGGCGGCTTTGTGAATCACCCGTCCGATCCTGGCGGCATGACCAACCTGGGCTGCACCAAGAAAGTCTGGGAGGAGTTCGTCGGCCACGCGGTGGACGAGAAGGCCATGCGCGCACTGACCCCGGCTGATGTCGGACCGCTGTACAAGCGCAACTACTGGGACAAGGTGCGTGGCGATGACCTGCCCACTGGCGTTGATTATGTGGTGTTCGACGCGGCCATCAACAGTGGCCCAGGACGGGCAGCAAAGTGGCTACAAGAGGTTGTTGGCGCTGCGGCTGATGGCGCTATCGGCAAGGGGACGCTGGCGGCTGTAGCAACCCATGACCCGTCTGAGATCGTGGAACTGTACCAGGCCAAGCGGCTCAAGTTCTTGCAGGCCCTGCCAACCTGGGCCACCTTTGGCAAAGGCTGGGGACGCAGGGTGGCAGAGGTGGAGACAGCAGCAGAGTCTATGCTTGCCTAAGTTTCTTTTGTGCAATGCAGTAGACATGCAGGTCCAGTGCCTGTTCGATAAACAGATCAGCGCACTTCTCCAGTTCATCGATGTTGCGATGCAGCGCTGCCTTGTGAGCAGCGCGCTCAAGCGCTTTGATCTGGATCAGAATTTCAGAGTAGTCAATCACAGCAATCCTTTCGTAATGACAATGGCGAGCATGCCAAGTAGTGCAGCAACGCATGCCCATGCAAAGCCAGCCACAAATCCACCCTGGTAGGCCGAGTCTATGTGCCGCTCAAATAGTCCAATTACATTCTCAGGAGACAGGCTGCGAATGTAACTTGTATCCAAGACCTGTCTCTTTCTCCATCCTCTTGCGACCAATTAGCTTTCTCCTGTGGTAGTTGAATAGACTGCCTTCATTGACGCACTTGCGACACCAGCTGGCTAGTGTCCCGTACTTGGTCTTGCGATAGTCCGATGACGGCTTGATCTCTTTGCACATTGAGCAGCGCGCTGGCTGACCCGCTGGCCTTTTTGTCCTTGTCGTTTGCAATCTTCCACCTCATTTGCTTTACATTGGTTTTGCTGGACCAGTCGAGTACCATGCCGTTGCGCTTGATGACACCTTGCTTCGCCATGTACTGCAAATAGTGGCCGACCTGCTCAGTAGACTCATTCATCCTAGCTGCTATGTTGCTAGTGATCAGCGCCATATGATCAGCCTTGAGTGACTGCATTGCTGAAATAACGACATGAAATTTTTGATTGTATTTCATTCATTCCCCCTTGCTCGGATAGCGGCGGCGCAAGTCACAAATGCACCACCAAGTATATTTAATCCATCGGGATGTTCTTCACACATCTTTGCACACGCCTCGCGTTCCTCTGCGGCAACAAGTGCGGCAAACTTTTCTATATCTTCTGCTGATTCTACCCAGTAATAACTGTAGTCTTTCTGACTCAAAGATATACCAGCCTGTTCAGCCAGTTCACGAATTCGTTCAGTATTCATTTTCAAT